GTCATTACGGAAGAGAGGATGGGCAACGAAATTCATTGAACCCCATGAAGTTGAGATTGAAGTGATATCAATAGGCATAAAGCTAGATTTCTTAACATCTAGATTCGCATTAAATAGTTCTTTTGCATCAGAACCGTCAAATGAGTTATCTAAGAAGTTACCTGCACCTACTTTATGTAATGAATTAATAACCTTACGTGAAGTTAGACATAGTTTTTGACCACTATTTCCACCTTCCCAATTCATAAAGTCATCCATTAAGTCTACCATACCATCATAATCAAAGCCTACACTAGCATCGTATCCAGCACTATCAGCAGCAACTCCGTTGTAGCCTACTTCATACTTTTTACCACCTTGCTGTCTAATAAATGGTTCAACACCCCATGAATTACGAGCATCAGCATTAGTATATTGACCATAGCCAAATAAAAATGCTTGTTCGAGATCCATTTTGTGAGATTTAATATGCTCTGCATATATTCTCTTGAACTCATTTTGAAATCCACGATAGCGAGTAGCCATTGATGAACCAGACATTAGAGGGACAGATGTTTTAAATATCTGTGTATAAAATTCCACAGCACTTAATTCATCTCTCCAACCTTCTGGAGCACCAGAACCTTCAGCCCATTGGGATCCAATCACTTGACCTTGATAGTGAGTACCATCAGTGTCATATGTAGGATCAGCAGCTACAATAGCAGTTTGGTTTGATA